AATTGTAGAAACTATTCGTCAAGTTGAATATACAACTGGCACGTCTTATACTGTCACTGGAACTAATATTAATATTCCTGGCACTCCTCAACAAGGAGCAAATTATACCATCATGCAACAAGGTGCTCCATTCCAGTTCAGTGAAACTTATCTCGGACCTGGAGTGGCAAAAGAAACATGGATAGATCGCACCACAGAAACTCAATCAACCACTACATCTATATCTGTATTTACGCAGTAGGTCTTTATGTATCGCCTGTGCTGGCTCAAACAGCTCCTAGTAATACTAATATTGCTGGGCCTAGTGCTTCTGCTACAGGAAACGTTACCAACCAAGCGGTACAAGTCCTCCAGGGGCCATATGCAGTCAATACGTATGGTGGTGGAGTTAGTTGCCAAGGACCGACGATGAGTTTATCCCCATTTGTATTGGGGAGTATTAATAGTAGTCAAGACCCAGAAACATTTCAATCTCAGAATGGAAATGCTGGTATCAGTATGGGATTTAACTTTCCTTTAGATGGAAGTTTAACAGAATTATGTAAGGAAAGAGCAAGAACAGAAATAAGAAGACAGAATGCAGAAACAGATAAAGCACGTTTAGATTTTGAATTAGTAAGACTTCTTAAATGTGGTGAAGCAATTAAATCTGGAATTACATTTCATCCAGACAGTCCATATGCAAAAATTTGCTCTGACGTTGTTGTTAGGTATCCAACACCAACTATTGTAACAAATCCACAAAAACCAGATACTAAAATAAATAAGGCAGATAAGTAATTCTACTGTGCGATATGTATCAGTCATGCTTCTTAAGCATAACAAAAGAGTTGAATGGTATGACATTCCTTGGGGTAAATCCCATCTGGATGTTATTAGAAAACACGGTATTATTCTTATGACTATTGTACATGAATAAGGAGATATTCAAATGTATGTACTCTCAGAAAAAGACATCAATCGTCTAATCATCTTATGTGCTGAGAAATCAGCAACTACAACTGACAAGAGTGCCAAACAAGAATATCAACATCTAGTTAATAAATTGAAAAATTATAAAGATCAAAATCTATGAGACATTTGGTAGTAGAAATCTTAACAAATACTGTATGTTTAGGGATCTTAAGTGGTGCTTTGATTATACTACCGATTATTGGTATCGCAAAAATTCATGAGCCACCGAATGGAAAAAATAAATCCCGAACGTCTGGTAACACAGAAAGAATGCCAGGAGATGATTGATGCTGCTATACGCAGACACAATCGGAATGCTTCCATTATTAGTATGTGTGTTGGTTGGGTGGTCCTTGCTTTATTTGCTGAAGGACTGTTGAGACTTATTGGTGTTATTCCTCCACTTCTACCATGGCTGAACATTACCCTGAAATAATTGGTATTGTATTATTATTAGTCTTTGCTGCCACCATGTTCTATCAAGGAACATGTATTATGAGAGGGCAGCGTGGATACTCTCTTAGAGATTATCTAAAGCAGGATAGCACAAACATGCGTAAAAGAATAGAAGAACTACTCAAGGATAAATGATCATCTTAACAGAAGACGATTTAAAAGAGTTACAAGAAAGAGTTTTTCAACAGAAAATGGAAGAACTCTTTGAAGAACCATCTACTTACGAGGATGATGAATGAGAAAATTAATTGCATCTACATGTTTAGCATTGTCTATTTCCATGCCAGTTATAGGAGAGACAATTAGAATTGAGGAACCTAAAGTAAAATACCATAGTTACGAATCTTTAGGGTGTGTAATTTTATTAGAATGTACTACTGGTGTTGAACGTGCAACAGTAAATTACGATTATGGTGTCCTACAATCTGAACATCTAAATGAAATTAAAGAAATTATTACTGCACTAGATAATTTAAATGTTGAAGTATATATTGCAGATGAAAAATATTTTCCATTTAATACTAATGGAATTTATAAACCAAAATACAATCGTTTTATCATTCGTAGAGATTTATTAGAAAATAGAATTGAATTTATTAGTACGTTAAGACATGAAGGTTGGCATGTTGTTCAAGATGCAATGGCTGGAGGAGTAGACAATCCTTTCATTGCTCAAGTACATCAAGATAATGAAATACCAGATGTCATCAGAATGAGAACTTCATTAGTTTATGGGGCGGCAGGGCAAAATGCTGGAATAGATTGGGAAACGGATGCTAACTGGGCAGAATTGCAACCAGGAAAAACTGCAAAGTATTTAAAAATGGCATCGGTCAAACCTCTATGGCAACAAATAGAACCAACTCCAATGACTAAAGAATGGTTAATTGGATGTGGTTATATGCCCCCTACAGGTAATTATAAATTGTATTCCAATAAAAAATATTGTAAAGAAGGTGGAATTTAATCATGAAAAGAGATATTATAGTTTCATCTTTAGTATACTTTAGTATTATGGGTTTATGGATATGGTGGGGTCTCACACATGCATATCCTTCCTAAAATAGGATGCTAAATAATCCCATATGGAGATTATATATGCTATCTACGCAATATCGTCTTCGTCTTGAAACAATTTGCCAAAAAATTGTTAGACACGAAGAGGTAGGTTTGGAAGATATGATCTGGGCAGAAAAACTTGCAAAAGTAAATCGTACTGCAGGTACAATGCTTAGACAGGCAAGAAGAACAGCAGAAAATCCTAATATGCAGGAAGGAGACCTAGACGATTTTTTAAATCAACTTGATATTGGAGGTACTGGTCATGAACGTTTTGGAAAACGTGGTTTCAATGACATTGATGATATGATCGATTGGTTCACTCAAGATAAACCTAATGATTGGAGGCAACGTGACTAATGGACATTGAAGCACAAAACGAAAAATGGAACAGAGGTCTTGATCTGTTCATTGAAAGTGTATATAAGCCAGATAATGAATTAAGACAAGATGCACATGATCAAAAGTGTTATAATGAACTTATGGGTATTCGTTGGCATGTTCTAGAGTATCTTCAAACATTAAGAAAGCATTAATTTGGTATCAAACTTTACAGTGATGCTTGAATAAATACAGATAACGGGGTATACTAATCCCCTATCGTTCATCCTAATGTCTAAAGCACTTCTGCTTTTGGCATGGATACCCTTTCTGATCTTTCCCTATCATGCAGATCCAAGCACTACTCAATATGTTAAAGTGACTTGTGATCATGCATGGGTATTGATGGACATCGTTAAAAATAACGATACTATCTCATGGAAACAGAAAGATCCTTTGCTATTAGACCTCCGAGAGGAAGTCATTAGTGAGTGTAATAGACACTATCAATAGGACGGAAGTAAGCCAACTCGGAACGGAACGTTCATCTATGGAAGCACTCATTCTAACTTGCCTTCAGGCACAGTTAATTGCAGGAAGAGTTAATAAACAAAATATTCCGAAACAAGCAAAAATTGAATTGATTTCAGAACTGAAACTCATCTCACCTAGAGAGTGCAAGATAGACGCAAAAGTTGACTGAAGGAACGCTCTTTAGCCTAAAAATTAAGGAGAACCCTAATGTCAATCGCAACATACCGTGGGTGCAAGTACAACACTGACACCCCTAAGCAAGAATATCAACACTGGTATTCTGAAACTCATGCCCCATCCCATCCACAGAATGTATATCGTGGAACTGCATATCGTCCATGCAGCAACTGGAATTGGGAGGAAGGCAAATGAATTGGTTAAATATAATCCGTAAACAAATTCTCAAAGAGAGAAAACTCCAAGAGGCACAATATTATATTGCCACTCTTGGTTAAAATGATAATCTTGCTGAGAGTTTCTTAGCAATCTTTTTCGCAGGGGCAAACAGAGGTTTAAATCTCTTTTGCCCCTCTTTTGTAAATTTGTCAGAGATAATATCATCCACAATAATTTTATTCTCTACTTCGTAAAGTGGATTAATATCAACTTGGTCTCTGAGATACTGCTCTACATTATCAATCGTATCGAGGAGTTTAGTACCGTCAGAAGAGTATTCAAAGATATCAACCTTACCACTATCAGTTAGTACATAGTGAAGTACAGGTTTGACTTGCTTGATTTTAATTTTAAACTTATTCTTTGCTGCTTCTCTAATCAACGGTTCTGCTGCGTTCTTAAGAGTATTAAAAACCATCGTTGATCCGATCGTGGCAGCAGTCGTAACGATTGCTACAGACCCCGCTGTAGCGATCATAGAGGGGTCTGGGAGGTCCACCTTGACCCCTGCGATGGTGATGCTAGGGTTCTCTGCTGGGATCTCTGCCTTGGTCACTGGAGGGGTCTGCTGGAGTGCCTGGATCTGTGGAGGCAGTTCTGGTTTAGCATCAGGTAACCCTCTGGTCTTATCCTGCTGTTGCTGTTGTTCTTTTTCTCTTTCTGCTTTTACGGCTGCATCAAATTCTTCCTGTGTAGGTACATTAATCACAGGATATTTGATTGAGGTATCTGGATTATCAAATACAGGTAAAGCAAGTCCCCGAGAAACAGGGACTTGCATCTGTTCTATTACAGGAGGATCAAGCCTCTGTATCAGCGTACCTTGAGGGTTCGGTATCCGCTGCTGCTGCAACGGGGGTATCGAAGACAGGTTGGACTGCTGGTTCGGCAGGGACTGGAGTTGGTTCGACTGCAGTGGTTGCAGGAACGGAATCTGGTTTGGCATCGTCCTTCTTCTCGTCCTTCTTCAAAGTATCAACACCGAAAGTAGCGGCTGCTGCAGTGAAGACTGTAGCAATAAAGGTTGGGTCCATCTTTGATAATAGACCAGCATAACTAGCTGTAAGTAGTGCAGCACTCCAACTCAAAACTGAAATTCTAACGATTGTGCTCATACATCTTTCCTTTTTCTGAGTTTCCATCGTTCTAAAAAATTAGAGGGGTATGTCCCCTCTATTTATCATGAAGAAATTTTCTTCTTACCAATATTATATTTAGATTCTAAAGTCCACTCATCTTTATCTTTATAAGAGATAACTTTAATTTGATTTAATGGAGCAATATCTGAGATGGAACTTGCATTCACAATACTGATTAATCCCCAGTCACTCAAAAGTTGAGCAATTCTATTTCTACGTTGAAGATCATTCACAGATAAATTTGTGTTCTTGCCATCAAGAGAAAATAGTTCTTTAAAGTGAACAATATAATACTTACCTTTCTTATGCAGAATATGGCAAGACTGATATAGTTTCTTTTCCTTCCTAGATGCGACACCAATTCTAGTCAGCGTCTCTCGAACCTTAAGAAAATCATCGGGCTCATTAAGAGTGATTTCGACCATATCTGTCTCACTCCACTTTACTTCAGAATATTCTTCTGTCATTTTTTACCTCCAACATTCAGCCTAGACTTAATATATTCAAGTTGATCCTTAGATAACATACCGAGAGCAGTCTTAGCTTTTTCATTACTATAACCATAGTATTGCTTGACAATCTCAAGGTCTTTTAGTTTATCTGCCTTTAACCAGGGAGAAAAACGTTTCTTTGGTCTCAGACTATTTAGCAAAAAAATATATTGGACATCTTTATCTAGAAAATGATGGATATTCATTTCATTTGCATACATGATAGTATCAATCGTACCCGACAAACAACGATTAATAATGTATGGCGGATAACCTTTGATAGCATCAGTTTCATCTAAAAGATTATTCTTCTGATGATTAATAGAATTAAGATAATCTTTTAATTCATACTTCATAGTTAGTCACCAAAAGTTCATAACGATCTTTCTGTTCTTGCATATAATCTCCTACTGAACGCATCGTATAAGTAAGATCCCAAGAATGCATGTGGTATCCATTCAACCATTCACGAAGAGTTGGATTGTCATTATAAGTGATCATCCAGTTTAACTGACACTCCTTCACACGATCACAGAACAGTTTATGATCAAATCCTTTATGCAAATTTCCTTTGTTTCCATAAAGATTATCTTTAATATCATATGGAGGATCCAAGAAAATAAAAGCTGACTTGTTAACTTTTTCAGGATAAACTAACACATGTTCATAAGAGATGTGTGTAATAGTCCAATTCTTAATTAACTCTTTATATAATTCCAATTTTTCAATACCAGCATGTGAGAAATTACTGACACTTGCTTGTGCTGAAAAAGAAGAACTTTCAGTAAGACCAGAAAAACTACATTTATTTACAATGTAAAAAAACACTGCTCGATCAAGAGCAGATACTGTTGGATCATTTACACCTACTTTAGCATGAGTAAAAAGTTCTCTTGCTTTATCTGGAGTATCATGAGCATACTTAGCATTAGAAAGAATGTCTCTCATATGACCACCATTTGCTTGTAACTGTTGCCAGAAATTTACAAGAGGTTCATATAAATCACTTACCCAAACATCAGCATCTGGGTTCTCTTTAGTAAATGCAATTGCTACACTACCACCACCAAGAAAAGGTTCTCGATATTCTAGAATACCTTTAGGAAATTTCGGTACAAGATATTTTGTGGCACGAGACTTACCACCAGGATAACGTAAAGGTGTCTTAAGACTTTTCATTAGAAACACTCCACCATAATTTCAGTTAAACAAGCAAGAGTATTAATCTCTTGGTCAGCAACAAATGCTGCTTGATATTGATATTTTGCAATCAAAAGAATTGCCTGGGCAATTGCAGGACCTTCAAGATTACTATACAATCCATCATAAATTGACCTGAAGATCATCGATGGTTCACTATCCAAATTGGCATTAACCCATTTGCGAACTTCACCAAATTTTTTAGATTTCAGATCTTTCATTAGATCATCAACATTGGATGAATTTGCATTCAAAATGCCGACATCAATACTACCTGCTGCCGAATATCTTTGCAGTTCATTTAGAACTCTACGCCAATCTGGAAAATATTTTTGAACAATATCAGCAACTACTTGTGCTTCATATTCAACATTTTCTTCAGAGAGGATTTGCCGTACTCGATTAAAGAACTGAGCAGCAAGATTTGATTTCTCCTTTCCTTTGATGGAGAAGTCGATAACTGAACATCGGGAATGGAGTGGTTCAATGATTTTGTTTTTGTAATTTGCTGTGAAGATAAATCGACAGTTGTTAGCAAATTCCTCAATAGACGCACGTAGGAGGAGTTGTACGTCGTTTGTTGTGTTATCTGCCTCATCAATAAGGATGACTTTGTGTTTAGCAGTTGATGTAAGCGAGCGGGTCGCAGCGAAGTTTTTCGCATTGTTTCGGACAGTATCGAGGAATCTACCCTCGTCGGATCCATTGATGACATATAAATCTACTCCTAGTTCATTGCACAGTGCTTTTGCAACTGTAGTTTTTCCAATTCCTGCAGTTCCATGAAGCAGGAGGTTAGGGATTTCACCTTTATTTAGAAATCCCTGAAAGACTTCTTTGGTATCTTTAGGTAAGATACAATCCTCAATACTCTGAGGACGGTATTTTTCTACCCAAAGGAATTTTTCACGCATAACAAAACCTCATAATAAAATAAATGTATCAGTCTTCGTTTGGTTCTAGTGCAATCCAATATCGAAGATTAGTTGGTTCAGATACAACAGTAAACTGTGCTGCTGTTGCTGCTTCAGAAATTACCACTTCATAATCATAATCAGGAATGATTCTAAGGTTCTCTACTTTAAAACAGTGACAGAAAATTTCTGTAGTTTCTCCCAAAGGATAAGAATATACATTAGAAGTATTATTCTTTTTGTCTGTAACCAAAATATTAATTTCTTCTCCGTTACCGTTAATACAAAGATCTGTGACCTGATACACTCTTGCTGCATTTAAAATATTACGCAGCATTTGTTTAGTAAGCAAAAAGGAAATATCTTTACTAGGAAGAACTAGATCTTTATCTGGAGGTGAAGTAATTACACTGGGATCTGCATAGTAAAAATGACTTTTTGCTTTTGATACTGCATCAATAACAACCAATTTTTCACTATTAGAAGTATCAAATTCTGGTTGTTCAAACAAAGACAATCCACCAAGAAGTTGAGGTAGATCATAAATTGCAATTTGCTTATCAAACTGCTCATTAACATCGCACTTAGCAAAAATATTTTTATTTACGCTAAGCGTAGAAATAGTTTTTCCAGGATTAATGATAATAGAAGTGTTGATGCTGGCAAAGTTTTTAAGAATATTAATTGTCTGTTTAGAAACTGCAAATTTCATACTGATTTAAACTCCTGAAGTCCATTGTTAGTGCGGGAATAGTGTTTGTCAAAGTGAAGTAGTAGCATAGCATAGTGAATAACTTTGAGCAGATCACGCTTGTTATGACCATCTTTATCACCATAACGAGATCCATATTTCAGGATATTTGCTTGACAGAAATCTGCTGCTAGTCCTTTTGCTGCCATAAGGTCAATAGTCTGAATATCTGAATATTCATCATCGTGCCCACAATAATGGCTGCCATAAGTGCTTACAACATAGTCTTCAACATCTTTAAGGATTTTATCCTCATTGTACTTCCATTGCATAATAAATAAATCTCCAGTAAAAAGGGGAGGAACGACCTCCCCGTTAGTATATCAGAAAGGTGCTTGTTCGTCAACCGTAGTTTCAACCTTTTCATCCACCTTAGAATACAGATCCAAGAAAGATTGTTTGGTGTCAGCATCGAAACGGTTCACACACACTTCAATTGCCTTATCACGTTTGCCAAAGATCTTGTATGCCTTGGCAATGTGAACCAAGCGGCGAGTGCTGATTACTTCATCCACGCCACCATCATAGAAGGTCTTACGGATCACTTGTGCCCAGCGCACCAGTTTCTCAGCAAAGTCATCATCCTGACCGTCAAGTGCCTGAGAAACAATCTTCACCTCAGTCTTTTCTGCAGGATAGTCTTGCTCAAACGTGATCGGGAAACGCTCAAGGAATGCTTCGTTCAGAACGTTGGTGCCGATGAAGCGACCATCATCAGAACCTTTGCCCTTGGTGTTAGCAGTAGCAACCACACTAAAACCGTCAGCAGGAATAACATACTTGCCAGTTTTCTTCAGATAAAGACCAGAACCCTCCAAAATGGACTGCAGACACAGGATCTTATTAGAAGCAAGATCAACTTCATCAAGCAGCAGAACGGCGCCCCGTTGCATTGCCTCAATCACAGGACCATTATGCCAGACAGTCTCACCATTCACTAGACGGAACCCGCCGATCAGATCATCCTCATCAGTCTCAATTGTGATGTTGACACGGATCAGTTCACGCTTCAGTTGAGCACATGCTTGCTCCACACCAAAAGTCTTACCGTTACCAGACAGACCAGTAATAAAGATAGGATAGAACTGCTTAGATTGAATAATCTTCTTCAGATCAGCAAAGTTCCCGAAAGGGACAAAACTAGCATCCTTAGCAGGAACATAGGACTTAATTTCCCGAACGGGATCAACAGCAGGAGATGCAAAATTTTCTTCCAGTTTCTCTACTTCCAAGGTCCATACTCCGCGTCCAGTTTTATAATTAGCAAGTTTCTTACTAAGAGTTTGATAGGTAGTGCCGATCTCAGCAGCATATTCCTGTAGTTGAGGGGCAGTGACGGTATTGCCAAATCGTTGTTGCAGTTCAGAGATTTCCACAGTTTTGGTCATGATGAAGGGGTTGCTCCCGTCGATTACCTTAGTAGTATAGGGCATCGGCGGTCAGGGGTCAAGCCACCTGACCCACGAACTTCGATAAGATTGTCTTATTGATCATCTTGCCAGTCATATGTTTTTTAAATGCGGTGGCAAGTTGTCCCTTAGTTGCATTTTCTTTTACTTGAATTTCATTAGTATTTTCTTCCTGTTTAGGATTCCAATAACGATAAGGATTATAGTTACTCTTAGGAAGTTGCATCAGATAAAGTTCATCAAATCCAGTACCTTTAATTGCAACTGACTTATTCTTCTCCCACTCTTTATTAAGATTTGCAGCATCCATAAAATCCATTCCAGCACAACTTGCCTGCAAACGAATTTCAGATTTACTGCAAAGACGGAAACCTAGAAGATTAGCATCAACGATATTAGAAATATATTCTACAAAAGCATTGGTGATACCTTTTTCAAAATTAACTTGTCGTTGATAACGAGAATTAGGATCACGGACCACGCAAACACGATCACCATACATCGGTTGAGAATGAATTTTGGTCATAGCAGTGATGTATTTGTTATACATCGGGTAGCAAGCTTCACCGTCAGAAAGATAAACAACATTCACTTTCTGAACTTTCTCTTCACTTTTAAATTTATTAATAACCTGAGGAGTTGTAATAATGGTTTCTACCAAAGGAGTGCCAGATAGAGAATAATCAATATTATAAGAACCGTTAGAATTATAAAAACTATCACAGTTATAGTACATATATTCCATCATCTTATCAAGAGTTTGAGAATTCATCTTGGAAGAAAAGAACTCAAGCAAACGAAACGACTTGTCAATATGTACATCATTTAGTTTAAGTTTGGCAGGAATACCAGGGAAAAGATGATCATTATGACATGAATCGGAGAACGCATAGACACGGAAAGGAATGCCAACCTTCTTACAGAACCAGATCAAATCATACAGTTGCTTAATGGTAGGGACCATAGTATTAGACATAGAACCAGACCAATCAAGATAGAACACTAGACCATGGTTTTTACCATCAGGAATAGTAGTAACTTTCTTAAAGAGATCCTCATTCCACTTGAAGGTATGAAGTTTCTGCGTATCAAGAACTCCAGTGTTGGAAGTGTTAGCACGATGATATTGATCAGCAGCTTTCTTGCACTCAAACTCTTTTGCAAGATAATTAACAGTCTTGATACTCTCTTTTTTATAAGTACGATAGTTCTCTACAGACCGTGAATATGGATCTGGATTCACAATCTTTTGATTGTTTGTCCAATATTCAAAATCACTATAAGTTTTTTTGAAAGGCACAATCATCTTGTCCAAATTAACAGTTGGAATAGATGCATAGATATATTCTTTAGCATTCTTGTCCACAAGATCCTGTCGATTATCATCCATAGCGCGTTGAGTTTCAGAAGTGAATTCATCAACGGTTTCGTTCTTACCAGCACCATTATTGGAACCACCCATTTCTGGAGTAGAATCACCCCCTTCTTGAGTAGTTTCTACCTGTGAACCAGAACCCTCAACTTCACTATTAGAAGGACCAGATTGTTGTTGCTCAACTTGATCTCCACCACCAGCAGAAGACTGGGGAGGATTAGGCATATCAACTTTCATCTTTTCTTCTTTCTTTCGATTGAGATAATCCATCAGATCCATTCCAAGATCGACAACATCATCAAAAGTTTCAGTCTCAGCAGTACGATTAATCCACTGCATTTCTTCACGTTCAAAAGGAACGATGGTGCGATTACCAAACACACCACATTTAAAATGAACGTTGATGCGATCGATCAGAGACAACTTGCTAAGATCTTTACCTTGGATCTCAAAAAAGTTCTTCTCATCCAGTTCAGAATATCCACGGTAAAAAGATTTTGCCAGACCAGGATAACGTCGCTTCATGAGTTTTTCAACCCGAACATCCTCCAGCACGTTCAGAATGTCCTGTGGGACCGCCTGAGTAGCAGAGGTATAGTCTATAGGGGTATAGAGGGCATGACCGACTTCATGACCCACCAGCATGTCGTATACGTCCGCAGAAACGTCCTTCCAGATCGGCAGGCAAAGGATACGGTTCAGCACGTCGAAATATGCAGTCTCCACATTGCGATGCTCCACATTCAGGTTCTCAGTGGCAAGCAGTTTGGCAAGGGTTCCTTTAACTTCGGTGTTGACGGTCATACGGTCCTCGTTTGGTATGTACCTAATATAGAGTATCAGGATCCATGGGTCAAGGGGTTGACCGATAAAAATTACTTATCAATGGAGAATAGCGGACTCGAACCGCTGACATCCTGCTTGCAAAGCAGGCGCTCTACCAACTGAGCTAATTCCCCAAGAAACCTAGAATACACTAGGT